GGTCAGGGCTTGTTCCCAGTTGAGTAACAACATCTTGCTGCCGCAAGGCTGCACGATTAAGTTCTTTCTCTTCTGAAACCTCTGGCGTTGGTGTTAATCCAAACAAGTCTCCATTATCGTCAAGCCAGGTATTAACTGACTCTTCGCTAATTTCTTCCAAGTCTTTAAGGATTAAACGTTGTGCCTTTGGATTTACACCCTTCTTTTCTAGGACCTCTTTGACTACACGCTCACGCTGCGACTTGGATAGTCCCTCAAGTTGCTCAGTGAGTTCCTTAATACGCTTCTCATCGCTGCGCTTGGCTTTCCGTAACTTTTTAAGTAAGTCACTTCCATCCATCTGCACATCGGTTTCGGTATCTAGGTCGTCTTCGTCTTCATCCCAGTAGTTGTTGCTCATAGCAACCCACCCTTCTATTCGTTTGTTTAGTCGCAAGCCTCAGATTCTAGTCGGGGAACTAGGCTGGCTCTTACTACCAGTCTTATACGCTGTGTGGGCTGGTCGGTCACACAGGAATCTATTTAGTTAGAAGGAGCCTTTATTACCTTTGTTTAGGCTCGTCTTTGACATTCCAGTAGCGCCGCCAAAACGGGCTACTTCTGATTGTGTTAAATTAACTCTTGCTCGTTTAGCAGAAGCAAGTCCTTGGAATACTTCTTGTTCAGCCTGGAGGCGTGTGTAATCTTCTCCGCCTGTAATGCTAGAAAGGAATTCTGCGCGAGGTGCAATTTCTGCTACATTCTGGTATCCAGTACGTGCTTGTTCTTTGGTTATACCTAGATTTGCTAAGTCTTGTGCGCCTAATGCTCCACTCGTTACACCTTCATAACCAGTTTGAAGACCAGTTTGAGCATCAATATTGGTTTTAAGTCCTTGTGTTAAAGCAGCCCCACCAATTTCAGATATTTGTATCTTGCGTTGCAGGGCTGGTAGGGCATCCTTTGGATTTAACATAGCCCCAACGATGTCTGATTGGTTCAGCATTGGATAGTATTCGGTTAACATCTTTTTAGTTTCTGGGTCTGCATTTTGAACTCTATTAATTGCAAGACTTACTCTATCTGAAACCTCACTGGCGGAAATATCATTAGTAATAAAAGTATTAAAATTGCTTCTTGTTGCTTGTCCAGAAAGACCATATGATTGCAACACTTGTGAATATGTTCGTTCTGCTGCAAGATATTCAGAAGCACTTAATACTGCTTTGCCAGCGGCAACGCGTGCTTTATTTGCAGGAAATCTTGTTTGAAAAGCAACTGCAAGTGGGTCACTGCTATTTGGGTCTTGCATAATAAGTTGAATAGTATCTGAGGTATAACCTTTTACAACAGCAGCGGTAATAGATGCACTTAAATCACCAATACCATAAGAAGAAAGCAATGCACTAATTGCAGCAATTGCGTCAATTTTGCCAGTTGTCATACCAGTATTTAAATCACCTGGAGTAGTAGTTCCTGGAGTAGTTCCTGGAGTAGTTCCGCCACTAAGTGCTGCTTGTTGATTAGACAAAGCCGTATCATAGTCTTTTTGTGCTTGTGCTTTTGCTGCATCTACTCTAGCATTGTATGCAGCATCTGTTTCACTTTGACCTTTAGGTGGTATTGCGGCAATAGCATTATCAAAAGTCTTTTTAGCATATGCTTTATTTAAAGCAATACCAGAGCCAACGCCACTTGTTCCAGATTTTGCTGCTAGATACTCTGCATCTGTTAATAATTTAGCATTTGCAGCATCACCATAGAAACCAGTAACTGGGTTAACTCCACCACGAGATTCAAGGTATTGCTGTCCCGTTAAACCTTGGGAAGCAGCATTTGCATTAATAGTTCTTTGTATGTTTTCTGGCAACTGGCTAATAGTTGTTGTTGCTGTATTTGCTGGTGCTTTAGCAGCAACTGTTGTTGCAGTTGCTGGTGCTTTAGCAGCAACTGTTGTTGCAGTTGGTTTAGGTGTTTTACCTGATTGTGCAAAAATATCTGGAAGCGCCATTGTTTAACCCATCAATCCGAAGGTTTCAGCAAGTCCTCTTGCCACCTTACTTAGAGAATCTTGTGCATTCTTTGTATAGTTCCACTTAGGGTCTTTACGTAGAGAAATTTCATAGTCATATAAACTCATCAAACTCTTTTTGTCAGTACCAGATGAAGCAACGTCTTTAAATTTTGATATGTCCATAGTATCTGGGTCTTCTTCAAGGATATTTGCACGAGAAGAAATATATGGAGTAAGTAATTGCTTAACGGTATGCCCTTTACCAATTTTATCAGCCAAGGCTGGATAGTATAATCCTGCTTGAGAGTTAATTAAACTAATTGTAGAATCAAAAGCATTTTTATCTTTTGATGCAGCAAGGGTTTGTTGTCCAAGAATCTTTTCATTAATTGGAATGCCATTTTCTGAATAAGCATTACGCAAATTTAACATAGTAACACCAAAAGCACCCTTTGAAAGAGAACCTATTGCCTTTGGGTCACCAGAAGCAGCAGCAGTAATCTTCATTTGTGCTGCTTTAGTAATATATTTTCTAGTTAAAGCATCTCTTTCTGCTTGGCTAACGCCATAGGTTCCAACCTTTACGCCATTAACCTTTTTAGTCTTACTTGTTCTTGACATTTCAAGGTCTTTTAATTCTTTTTGGTAATCAGCCATTATGTCTTTAGGTGCATTTTCAGAAAACATAGTTTGAAACTCTGCATTAAAAGATGCTTTGGCGGATTCTGGTGAAGAAATTGTGGCTGTTGGGGTTTTATCTACACCAGCAGAGACACCAAATCCACTTGTTTGATAATCTTTTAATGTCTGGTCAACATCATATTTTGAGTTTGGGTCTGTGGCTGAATTAGCAACCAACCCACTAGAGGCACTAATAAGAATCTCTTGATATTTATTTAATATAGTTTGTCTTGATTTATCTGTTGGTCTTAATTGACCAGCAGCAATAAGTTTTTCTTTTATTTTTCCAAGATAAGAAACATTTGAAAAAGCGTGAGAATACTCATCGGCAATTGTAGTCTTTTTTCCACCCACATAAACATCGCCATCAACTGGATTACCTGCTAAATCAACTGGAACTGTAACTGGAGCAGAATCTTTTTTTGTTTTTTTATTTGTTTTATCAACGGCACTCTTAATAATATCTTTTGTATTTCCAGATATAGCAGGTTTTGCTGGTTTTATATTTGGAAAAGGATTATTAGATTTTTTAATATTTTCTGGTTGTGACCAAAATGTTTTTGCCCGCATCTCATCAACGGTTCCAGCCTTATAGCCCTCTGGGTTGAGTGTTGCATCAAACGGCAGATTTGGATTGGAAGCCATTGGTTATCCTAACTTATTAAAGACGCTGTAAATCACAGGCGCTAATTGAGGTGTTGATTGAGTAAGGTCATATAGATATTTCTGCCAAGAATCATTCTCTGATGTGACTAGATAGCCACTTATTTGCATAGTTTGATATGAATTAATTTTTGCACTATGAGTATTATATTTTTGAAGTAATTCTTTTATAAGTTTTGCTTGAGGATGTGATGGAGCATTGTCAGATGAAAATATAGTATTTAATTGTCCAATGACTTTAGTGGCATTTCCTTTGCCACCACCAATTTGTTGTGCATCTGCCCAGATAGGGAAGAATGTAACCATATCCTTTTGGTGTTCTGCCCATTTTTTCTTTTCAATACTTGTGCTGTATGGGTCATACTTAACTTGTTCTAGTTTTGCATAATGTCTATCTTGTTCAGCCTTATTAGCGTAGTCACCTTGAGCAATATAGAATTGATTTAATAAATCTTTTGGTTGTCTATATTGAATAAGGTGTTGATTTACTAATTCACTAAATACAGCAAAATCAGTTTTCTTATCTAAGGTTTGAGGAACTAAGAAATACCAAGCACTTGATACTTTAGCATCATTAAATTTATCTTTGTTTTCATCTATGAATTTTAAAGTTTCCGCAACTGCTGGATACTTTGCTCCAGGGATAACCGATTCAGTTTTTCCAACAGTATATGAAACTGCTGAAGCACCGTGTTCTCCTATGAAATCAAATAGGGCATCGCTCCAGTTACCTTTTTTCTTTACAAGTTTATAAAATTCATCTCGTAAACCAAGGTCTTCAATTGACACTTTGGGTGCTATTGGAGATAAAATACCAAGTGCTGCTTTAATCATAAGAACGCTACGCACATTGTTTTTAAGTTTTTCTATAAACATTTGTTGCGTTGTTGCATCTGGTTGTATTCCATCTTTTTGACCAGGAATTTGTTCGTGGTAATACGCTGCAGCCAAGGCTGTTGATATAGCACTTGCAACAATAGTATCTTTCTCATCCATTGTTATTGCACGAAAAGCATTCTTTGCCCAAGTTGCGGGTATTAATGCGTCTAAACTTGCACGTAAACTTGGAGATGCTGGTTTATATGCAATATCTCCAATAATTGGTTGAATTTTGTCGCCAACTTCTGGAAATATTTTTGCTATCCAGTTAGCACTAATAGAAACAAATGGTGTTGTTCCTGGTGCTGATAGTTCTGGAAGAACGGTCTTAAGACTTACTAAGTTTCCCTGTGCTGAAACTGGTAGGTTTGCTACCATATTAAATCCTAAAGAAGCGGCAGCATTTTGGAATGCTTCACCAAAGGGACCAACACCTGGGATGGTTATATATTTATTTCCAGTCTCATCAATCTGAACAAAGGCTGGATTGTTAAGACCTTGTTCTGCCATTGCATAGTAACGAAATCCTTTTGAAAACAAAGGATTTCCAACTGCTGTATCTTTTAATGTTAGGTATGCACGCTTATATGCTTGTTCTTGTGCAAAATAGAATGGTAATATGTTTCTTGCATATTGTGCAAACTGACTTCGCAGGGCAACATTGTGAATTTCGGGAAGCATAGCAAATACTGCGCGAGATTGTGCGTGGCGCAATGCTTGGTCTTCGGTCATCTGTCCTTTAGCAACAAGAAGTTTAAAAGGAGCATACTCTTCAGCAACGTGCATTAGATACATAGGTTCACGAGTTAGGTTATTGATAATTGGGTCAATAACTTTCTTGAATCCTAGGTCAATAATTGCATTAAACATTTTTTTAGGAACTACATTTTCAAGCAGTGCGCCCTCTGTAAGGGTTGGCAAAGACATTGGTGTTGAGTTATAAACTTTTAAAATATCATCTTGAGTAATTTCACGACCTGTTGCAATCTTTTTGGCAAAATCTTGGAGGTATGTTCCATCGTTACCAATAAACTTGCCTAAAACACCATCTACTCTGTCGGTTGCAAAGGCATATAGGTCAGCATCCCAGCGTTCTCCGCGCTTAAGTTCATCTTTGTATACATTGCTTGAACCATTTTTGGTTGCTTGCATACGAGCAAACTCTTTGTCAATAATTTTTTGTCTAATTCCAAGATATTCTTGGTATGCTTGTTCTTTCCCAGGTTCTGAAATAACTTGAAGTTTAGTTCCTGGCTTAATTTTAGAAGAAACTAAATCATTTGTTATGTTAAGTTCTGGCACACTTGCAGACATAACCTTATAGTTCTTATTTAACATAGGAATATAAGAAGCATTCTCTGATGAGTATGTGCTGTATTTAACAGAACCAGGATTCGTCTTATCGTGCTTTTTAATTTGATAAAATACGCTTACCATTTGCTGTGCTGTTGAAGCGTCTGCTCCGTGACCTGATGCTATAGCCTCTTTTGTAAGATGACCACCATTGGTAATTATAAGTCTAGTTGCAAGTTCTAATTGTTCTGGGGCTAACATTTCTGCAGCCTTAGTTAAACCTCTACGGCGTGCTTCTTGAAAAGCATAGAATCCATCAGAAACTAAATCAGTAGTTGAGCCAGTAAGAAGGGCTGCAGTTCCAAGAGATACGCTCTTTAGCCCACCACCAAGGGCGGTAAGTGCTGCAGAGAATATATGTTTTTCTTCAGCCTTAGTAACTTCTACATTTGCCTTAGCAGCAGCCTTACCTAAACTAGCCTTAAATGTTTCTACAAAACCATAACGCGCTATGGTTGGAATCATTTCAGATGCAGCAATACGAAGACCAAAGCCAGTAGTAGCAAGTGCTAAAGGTTTGAAAATTTTATTTGTATAGTTATCAGCAGCAAAGTCATCTAAATAACCAATAACCTTTTTAAACCCACCAGCATCATTTAAATGACTTTTAGCAGCAGTAAAAGATGGAATATCAAACATATCACTGTAATGGCGTGGGTAAAGTCCAGCAACTTTTGGACCAACGGCAGAATTATATTGACCTAAAGATTTGCCCTCTGGACTCACACCAAAAATTTGTTGTCCTATAGATTTTTCTCCAAGAGAATCTAGTTCTGCTTTTGCTTGCAAAACAAATTTGCTATCATCGGGCAAACCCATTGCTTTGAAAGAATTAAAAACTGTTTCTGCTTTTAAAGCACGAGCAAGACCCTGGTCACCAGCAACAACGGCTTCGGCATATTTACCAGCCATCATCTTAGCGCCAGTATCGCCCATACCAAATCTAGCAATACGATAGATTACAGTAGCAGCATCATTTGCATCCCATTTAAATTTTTGTGTAGAAAGTTTTCCAGTTTCTATATCAACACTATAAGGCATATATCCTGAAAAAGTTTTATATGCAGCAGACGCTAAACGTGTTGGGCTAAGACGTTTAAATTCTGGATTTTCAATCCATTTTCCAACAGTTGTTGGGTCTTTAATATATTTTTCAACAACTCCATTACGCAGACCTTCAATAACTTTGTTATCACCAAGTTTAGCACGCAATAATGTGCGTGAAGGAATTACTGCTTTTCCAGCAAGACTTCCTTGAAGTTCTCCAAAATACAAAACTGATTTCATAAATTCGTGAACATCATCTACATTATCAATTCCACCAAGATGTCCTGCTGCTTGTGTGCCAAGAGTTGGATATTTAGAGGAAATAATACCAGCGGCTTCTGCGCTACTTTTAGAATTTTTTGCCGTATCAGCAATATCTTCAATTGCTCTATTGTATTGACGTGATGTTTTATTAAATAAACCAGAGCCAGCACGAACGGCATCAAGTTGTTCTGAAACAACTGAAGCCTCGGCTGATATAAGTCTGCCAGTTCGCTCAACAATAAAATTCTTTATCCCAGGAACTGCTTTCATAAGTGGATACTTGACTTGAAGTTCCCCAGCCTTATCAAGTTTAAGCAATTTTCCACCGCGCATAGCCATACCAAATTTAGCAATTACATTGAATGGGTCCCTAGTGACATCAAAAACTAAATCTCCAGAACCAGATACAAATTTTCCAACTCCAGTATCTGTTTGACGAAATGCTTTGGCTGCTGCGTCTGCTCCGATAACATCAGCAGAACTTCCTAATAGATTGCTAAAATCGCGTCCAGCAGAAACTTTATAAAGAGGATTCTCTGAGTCGGTATATGAATCTTTAAATTTTATTCCAAGACCTCTACGCAAAGCAGATGCTGCTAGGTCAGAACCAATAGTTGCGCCTACAGCGCCTCCAGCAATACCACCAACTACTCCACCAGCAACTACGCCAAGTGTAACAGCAAGTCCTTCTAGGACACCGTGATTGGTATAAACAGAGTGAACAAACTTGTAATCTTTTTGAATTTCTTGCAATGGCTTTGAAGCCCATTCTGCAACGGTTAATGCGCCGTGTCCAAGTGAGTTCCAAAATGAACTTGAGTTCTCATCTTGTTGATGCTCAACAACAGCGTCTTGTGCTGCAGTTACTTTAATTGTATGAGAAACAACTGGAGCAATTGCATTAGGATTTAAACTTTTTGATACAGCAACGGCAGCCTGTGGGTTGTTGGCTAAATCTGGCGTGAGCCAGTTGTTCATATCAGCGGCTTGTTTCCCCACTAGTAATTATTTCCAATTCGGTCTGCTAAATATTTCATAGCAGGACCAGCATCTGGGTCATTGGCTAAACCTTGAATTACATCACGAGCATTTTGATATTGTGTAGCACCTGCTGCTGGAAGACCTAAAGATTCTGGACCAGGAGTGTTCGGATTGAAAGGCATACCAGTACTTATATGTTCATCAGGACGCTCTGTGGGAGCAGTCAAAGGTGTAATAGGTGTAAGATTTTGCATTATAGGAACTTCTGAAGCAGCAGCCATAGGAGCACTCTGCTCAGTATTCATTGTTTCTTGTCCTTGACCATACGGCAACCCAGGAATGTATTTGGCTGCTTGAGTATTATTTCCACTCTGACCATTGCCACCTGATGCTGAAATGTTAGCAGGATTATTTTGTGGTGCATTTGGACGCATTCCGCCACTACCTTTTCCACCCATATTTGCCTCCTACTTAGAATATTGTGTTTCAGTTTGAAATGGACCCGCTGAATAAATACTTATTTTTGTTGCAATTTCTACCGCTTGAAGCGGTTCGGCTCCCGCATACAATGCGCCTAGCGCAATTGGTGCTCCAGAACCTACTCCGTAAAATCCATCCCCACTTCTCATTACTGACAAATCTTCATCAACATCAAATAGTTGACCATTGACAGCAATTAAAAATTGAAATCTAGGACCTGAGTCTTTATCTTGTGCTTCGTCAAAGTTATAACCATTTGTTTTAAGACAAGTTCTAAGAGAAGGCATAGCCCTTGTAATCATAAAATGGTAAATATCTTTTTTATCTTTTGGGGTTATTGCTGGTGGGTTCCATAAATGTTGGGCTATATCGCAAGGTGCAACTTCACCACTACCACCAATTATAAATGCTCCGCGTTTATTAAGTTTTGTCATATTTGGGTGGGACCATTGTCGCCCACTGTCATCACTTACTAGGCTATCTGCTACTAAAGTGCAGTGGTCTTCATATTGAACGCCAATAATTGTCGTCATTTTCCCCCACCTTCTTAGCCTTTAGTTACAACTCTTCCACTTGCTTTACCTGATGAACTCATACTTGAAAGAATTGATTGAATATCTGGTCTTGGTTGTGGTGCGGGCATTGGTGCTGCGCCCTCTGGAGAAGTAGTGCCTCCTACTGGACCAGTGCTGGGAGCAGGGGACGTTTGCTCTACCATAGGTGCAGCAGTTCCAGTAGGAGGAACTTGTTGCTTAGGCGTAAAGGCTGCTCCTATAGCGTCTTCTAACGCTTGTCCCTTTTGGCGAGCCTTGATTACTTCAGCAATCTTTAGAACGATGTCGGAAACATCTTGACCTTGTGCAGCCATTGTAGGAATGGCTTGAGTCAATGCACTTACAGAGTTAAGAAGCGAGTCACGCATCTTTTCTGTTTCAATCTTCTCAAGTTCTTGGGTTACGTTAACTGTAAATGGAAGTTCACGCATTGCCATATCCTTAGAGATTAAACCGCCGCCTAGTGCTTGAAGCATAAAGATAAGACCCTGGGCTGGGTTAAGACCAGCAAGCATTCCGTAACGAACATCAGATGAGTAATCACCCTTGATGTCTTTAGAAGGTAAATAAGTTACCTCGTAAGGAGAACCAGAGTCAACGCCACGAATAGTTTTTTCTCCTGGGAATATTTTTTCATCTACTTCAAAACAAATATTAATTACATCGCGCAGTGCTGATGCAAAAATTGCTTGAGCAGATTTAACTTGAGTATCAAATGCACCCATAAGAGCCTGAACGCCTTGACCAGTAACGATTGAAGCATTGATGTTACCTGTTCTTGATTCAGGATAACGAGCACCAACGCGTAGTTCTTGATTAAGTAAGTTTTGTTCTGTGAATGCGCCTTGAGGTAGAGTTAGTTCTACACGGCGAACACCTGCTGGGTTGGATGTGCGGATAACCGCATCTCCACCTAGTTGTAGTTCTTGAACATCTGATGGCAATACGATTGGCGCTTGAACAGATTTCTCTGCAGCCTCCATTGCCAGCAACGCAAAGCGATTGCGAAGTAATTGAATTCCTAGAACATCATCAAACTGTCCACGTAGTTCATCATCAATAGATGGTTTACGTGCAACAACAACCATCATCTTACCAAGTGGGTTTAAAGCCTTTGATAGAATAAGATTTTGTTTAGAAGGAATATAAATTATTGATTGGTCTTTATCGTAGTAACGAATCATCTCAACTTGGGTATTTAAGTCTTGCTTGTAACCGTAGCCACCTAATAATTCGTGTTCATACTCTGGGAACTGAGTAACCAATTCACCTAGTGTCATTGAGTATCGTTTTGCAAAAGCAACGCATCGTCCATAGCGGTCAAATTCTGGGTAAGCCCCAATTGGATTTTCTATGCGGATGCGTGGCAGTTTGCTTTCTTCATCCAATTCAATAATAAACGGGATAAAACCATATGTTACATACCAGTCAGCACCTTGATACATATTGACCGAAAGGTCTGAGTGTTGGAAATAGTTAGAAGCGATACGGGTTCGCTTATCAGCAAAGTTACGAGCACGGTCATTGACCGAGTTAGCAGCCGAGCAGTTGATTGCAGGGAGGGGAGCCATTACTTCAGATAGGTCGCGAGCGACTACATCAATAAAGTTGGCTACTACGTTCTGGTCTATGCCCTCTGGAAAAAAGTTTGGATATACCTCAGAGATTTTTCCTTTACGAACAGCAAGAACGTCAAGGTTACGGGCATCACGTTCGTGATTACGGTAACGCAGAGATTCAACTCTCGCAGTTACCTGCTCCATTGTTAATGCCATTGTTGTCCTAACGATTAAAGGGAAAAATTATTTGCGGCGCTTGGAATCTTTAAAATCTCCTACTGCAGTTTTGTGTGCAACAGATGAACCTTTTTGTCCAGCAGTGATTGCTGCCGCTGCTTCTTTAACTTGGTCCACAAGTGTTGATTTTCTTCCTTTGTAAGAAGTAAAACCTTGACCACCTGGTGTAAGTGATGCGCCAATTGCTGTAGGAATGTCACGAATTTCTCGTCCTACATTTCCAACATAAGATGTAACTGTATTGACTGCTTTGTAAACTGGATTTACGTTTCTTCCGCCAGCCTTATTGATTCCCGCTGAGTTACGCATTGTTGCCATATCTTGCTCCTTTTAGTTATAAGTTTCAGCCCATTGCTCTGCAAAGGCTTCGTCTAAATTAATTCCACTACGACCAGCGACCTGCGCTCTAGTAGCCCAGCGATTTGTTTGGTATCTACCAACCTTGCTTGAAGATTGCATTAACTCTCGGCAGCGGATAACAGCAAACCAGAGAGCCATAACGCAGTCAGTAGGGTTTTTAGTATCAGGCTTCCAAGTAATCAATTCTTGCACTAAAGTCTTAAGACCTTCAGAGCCTTCATTGCTAGGTAATTCAATTAAGTTGTTATCTTGGAAACGACCATCTCTGGTATTGCCAAAGAGCGCCGCCATAGATGCAACACCAAATCCAACATCCCACTTGTTCTTACCAGTAAAGTGTGAGTTTAGTTGGCAACCGTGAGAGGCTAGATACTTTCTTAAGTCATCATCGAGTGCATAAGCCTTCTGATGAGCATTGATTTCAATTCGTATTTCTTGTGGCTTGTAGCGTTCAACCCAGTCTTCAATAAGATTTTGAATTTTGGCTGGAGAAGGGTCAGTCATATTGATACAATCTAAAACATATATCTTGCCGTCAGAGCGATTGTAACTTACTACTACTGCTCCTGTTGCCCCCGCCATAGCAGGGTCAAGTCCGATAATTGTGTATGTGGAGTCTGTGTTCTTTGGATGACCTGCTGTTCCTGCTTTGAGTGGTCCACGCTTTCGCATTCCATTGACGCTACCTGCAACGCAGGTTGGAGAGAAGATGGAATCGGATTGAACATCTTCCTGTTGGTAGACCATAGCCCAGACTGACGGAGCAACCTCAGACCTTCGAGTAAAGAGCGCGGGTCCGTCCCACTTGGGATATAGCCCTTGCTCGTCAACTTCATCTATGTCGCTCTCTGGTCGGTCAGTCTTAGCCCAAAGAGTTTTCCAATTATCTGGCTTCTCATCAAATTCTAAAACTGCTGGTTGTGCAAAGTAAGTAAATGGAGATTTACCCCCAGTCCATTGGGAGCCATCTCTAATCATTTTATAAAGGTCTATAGGTGCGACACGGGTTCCTACTACTAGCAGTTTTCCGTGCCGCCCTAAGCGCGTGATAACTTCTTTCTGAAGCCATTCAATTTGCTTCTCCCACTCGTGGGCATTTGAGTTCATCACAACATCGTCTAGGATAATCAAGTCAGCGCGAGCGCCGTAGATTTGAGAACCAAAGCCAAGGGCTTGGACCGTAGGGTCCTTCTCACCTGAATCACGTCCAGTTCCTAGATAAATCATATCTGCTGACCATTGGGTCGCATCTTGCTTGTAACCACCATTAGGACCAAAAGCGGTCTGGAGTTTAATAAAGGCTGGGTGGCTAAGTCGAGTCTTAATGGCACCAAGAAATTTTCTAGCCATTCCCTGAGTCTTAGAGACGATAATTACTCTAGCGTTAGGGTTGGTAACAATTTTATAAACCACATAGTTTGTGGTGATGACCGTAGACTTGGCGTGCTCTGGTGGCACATTGATTAGAACACGGTTCGCCGCACCAGGCTCATAAGTCATAGATGGATGAATCCAACGCGGCTCACGACCTTCGATTAGGTCAAACCAGTCAAGGTGGTGTTCAAACATCTTGGTGTCTAGGAACTGCTGACAGAAGTCAGGATAGGAGATGTTCTTTAGGTCACCTAGGTCGGCAATCATTCCTTTACCCATAAGGCGGGCTTTGTCGGCTCTAGCCTTAAAGTCAGGGTTAGCCATTGACCATTGTCGGAAGGTTACATCATTTCGCCCGACAGATGCCATAGCAGCAATAATGGTCGAGCCTTGCTCCAGTTGTAGGAGAACTTTCTCTTGGGCTTCGCCCTTTGGAATATTTTGAATCCCAGGTTTTCTACCCATAAGTTGTCCCATCTTAGTCGCCCTCTGGGGCGGAATATCGGTGATATAACGCTATCCGTTAAACGGCATAAATAGGGTAATTAATATAAATAAGATATAAATATATACTATATAGCGAGCGAGCCGAAGAGCGATGCTCGCTCTAAATATATATAAATATATATACATATAAGATAACCTGTTGGAAACAGGTAAACCGAACACTTATTATTAATATATTTTATATAGAGGGGCTATATATATAAAAGCCCTGGTCACAGGGCTATTTAGCAAATATAACAGAAAATTATATCCTGACAGTATTTGTAGTATAAGTAGTAAAGTTAATAACCCTACGGTCAAAAGATACAGATTGAAGGCATAAGCAGGGGCGGTTTTGCCCCTTGTGGATAACTTAATTATCTTACTATTCAAGACAGCAGACCTTGCAGGTCTTTTATCCTTGAACATTAAATAAATATCTCAGAGCACTATCTCCCCTCGCATAATCGCGGGGCTATCTTTCCCCCTGTCAATCTCGCGGGGGTCATTTATGGATTGTCGACATATCGACAGACACCCAGAGGGGGAAGGTTCTCAGATAACTCTCAGACTATGTTCATCTGCTGTTCATCTTCTTATGCTTGTTTTACTATTGACAGGCGGAACAGGCTCAGCAATAATTGCGCCAGAAGGTCAGGAACTACCCCGACCTCAACGACAGGAAGGCTTCAAAATGTATATCAACAAAACACAAGCAGAGACAATCTTCGACCTACTCAACACAGAGGCAGAACAATTGGCGCACAATGAAAACCGCCTAAACTTTATCGCCACCCGTGAAGAA